TGGAAGTCAGCATTTTTTACACCTGAAAATTACTCTCTAAAATATCATTATAGAAAAATTCATGAGAAATATTCAGGATGCCAATTTGATAAAAAAACAGATACAACAGACTTTGTCAGCATTTTTGAATACATAAAAGATAATTTTTTCTATATCTTGGATGAGGAAGATATGTCTGTTGATAGTGTAATGAAATCGGCAAAGGCATTAGTAAAGCAAAAAGGTGTTAAAATATTAGTAGTAGACCCATATAATAAATTAGAACATCAATATAAATCTAATGTTTCAGAAACTCAGTATATAAGTAAGTTCCTTGATACTCTTTCTAATTTTGCAAAATATAACGATATATTAGTTATACTTGTCGCCCACCCTCGAAAAATGCAAACAGGGTCGGCCCCAACTTTATACGATATTTCAGGATCTGCTAATTTTTACAATAAAGCAGATTACGGAATAACAATACATCGAGACAAAAACGAAAGCGGGGCAATGAGTAACGCAGTAGATTTGCACGTTCAAAAAGTGAAATTCAAACACCTTGGTATCCAAGGGATTGCAGAATTAAATTATAATTATAATAATGGTAGATTTGAATCAAGAAGCGATGATGTACACAGATGGGATAATAAAAACTGGCTAAGCCAAGATGATAATATAAAAAATATTAATTTAAATAATTCAATAATCCCAAATGATAATTTTTTTAACGAAATAGACGAAATGCCCTTTTAATATGAAAAAAACTATTAGGATAAAAGAAGTGTTGAAAAAGCACAATGAGTTGATTAAGAAATTAAAATCAATTCCAAGTGAGGACAAAGAAAATTTAAAACCATCGGCAAAATGATTAAACGGAAATTCTTATAGAAAATAATTAATAACTAAAAATTAAGAAAATGAAGCAAAATAAATTCAGGAACAAACCTAAAACCGTAAACGGGATTAAATTTCAATCAACAAAAGAGGCAGATTTCTACATTAAACTTTTGATGCTAAAAAAGTTCGGTGAAATTAAAGAAATAGAATTGCAGCCTAGGTTCGATTATTTAATTACTTATTCGCAAAATGACCTTAGCCTAAGCAAAAAAACATTTTACAAAGCCGATTTTAGGGTAAAATATACAAATAACGATGTTATTATTTATGACGTTAAAGGAGTTCGTACCCCCGAATTTATTCGCAAAAAGAAAATAATAGAGCACTTGTATAACATCAAAATAATTGAAGTATAACGACCAAGTATTTATGCTGTTTTGTTTTTTTCTTTTTTTTAAAACAAAAATGTATTAAATACCATGTTATGCGTATTTTTATTTGTTCTTATTACTCGCTAGTTATCTTTATTAAATATGCTTTACAACACTTTTTAGTAAAATAATTGTAAATATATTTGTTTATATCAAATAATATATTTATATTTGTGCTGTTGTTAGTAACGAAGCTACAACGTAAAATACAGGACTATGAAAGTGTATGAATATTCAAATAATACATCAAGTTTTATCGCTCAATATACAATCGGAAGCGATGGGTTGGTTTATCAAAGGCGACAAACAGTTTTTAATCATAAAGCCTCGTGGGGCAAATGGATTTTGTCAACAAGAAAATTAGATGATGAGTTTATGTCCGAATGCCACAAAGTTATTGAAATAAATCACAGAGCAGGGACGAAAATAAAAAGTTGTATTTTGATACATAACGGCATCAAAATAGAGATTGAAAAAAGACCTTTTGCAATAGGTAGAAACCTTGCAATCGGGCTTTCTTCGATAGTTGAGAGTACAAAAAAAAAAGGTAGTGTAATGTTTGAATGTGAAAATAATTTACGCTCTGGGTGTGATTATGAAATACTTAAATTTAAAATATGTTAAAAGAAAAACTAAAAGAAATAAGAAAACAAAAAGGCATTTCGCAGGGCAAACTTGCGAAGTTGCTTGTTGAAAAAGGTGCGCTGGAACATTGCACACCTGCTTATATATCGGCATTAGAAAACAAAGCATTTACAAATTTTGATTTATTTTTTTCGATTTGTGAGGTGCTGAATGTAGATGTCGAACTCGTTTTGCATTACGACTAACGTTGAGCGTATGAAATCGAAAGGGATTAGAAAGCACGTCTTTATCCAACGATAAAACGCCAATAGGAAGCACTACACAACGCATACTACTGAAAACCTTTTGTTTTATACGCTGTGTTATCGGCTGCCTTTTATTAATCAAATTTTAAACTTAAAAACATAGATATGAACAACGAAGAACAAATACCAAAGAAACAGCGCAAATTTGCTTTACAAAGTGTTATGCGCTGGCGACCTTTTAAACGAGAACCAAAGACAATAAAAGTGGTGATACCAGAAAACTGGATGAACTGCGCTGTGACAGTTGATAATAACTTTATAGCCGACACCAACGATAGCAGTAATTGTGATAACCTTAAATTTCCACTACCTAAACCAAAACACAAATGGCACATAAAAAGCTATACAGGTGATATGAATAGACCAAATAAAAGCGCAGTGGTGCTGATTGATAAGCCTTAGCTTGCGCATAACATCTGTGTATACGAAATTGCTAAAATATTGTATCAAAAAGATTTATTAATTATTAAAAATTATCAAAATGAAAAAATTAATTTTTAAAATTTTTAACAGGAATTATTATTGTAAAGATTGTGGCAGTACGCATATCTATCATTATGAACATGATTGTAAAGTATGTGCAGATTGCAGTTCTCGAAATATAGACTGTGATTAATTGCACATAACATCTGTATATACGAAATTCCTATAATATTTAACAATTAAATAATAAAAAGATGATTAAAGACACGACACAACAAGCAAAAGCAGCGCAATTCGCTATAGATAGTGTTAGAGTGCGTTTTTCAATTATCAAAACTATTCTTTCAGGCTTCGCATTATTTGCCATTGTCGACAATGAGTTGAATAAAGTAGTCTGTCATTTGGGTTATGATAATGATGAAAAATACTGCGAAGAAATGGCAAATAAAATGTTAGCTGGTTTAAATGGCTGCTAACGTTGACGGTATGAACTTTCATATTGAAATAGTTTGCAAAATCAAAAAGAATGATTATATTTGTATCAGATTAATAACAATTAAAAATACAACGATGACAACTTTAGCAAATACACCAGAAAACAACGCAAAAGTAAAAGCCTTAAAAGCAGTTGAAAACACAGTAGGTAAAATATTTTGGACAGGTAATAACACACATGACAATTTAGAAAAATGCCTTGTAGGGTTAAACTTAGATAGTACAAATTCAGGATGGTATAACCCTGTTGCAGTTAAAATAAACGGATTAACAGGTTATTATATGGTAAACCAAGATGGCTCATTGTTTTGCGAATCTCGTGTAATAAAACAAGAAGAAAAAAAATACCTTATCGAATACCTGACAAATGAAGGTTGGAACAAATTTGAAAACTTATACAGCCAATTTGTAGATGAAAACTAAAAAAGAAACAAGGGGCGGTACTCGAAAAGGTTCGGGTGCTAAACCTAAATACAGCGAGACGACAAAAACAGTATCTTTTCGTGTACCGATTTCAAGAATTGACCACGTTAAAAGTTTACTCAAAACGCTGTTGGATGACTGGTCTGTTAAATAGCGTGTTATCGGCTGCCTTTTATCTGATTATTAATTAAATACATAAATAAAATGAAAAATTTACAGAATTTAGAGATTATTAATATCTCAACAAAAGAAGGAAAATTAGTTGCTTTAGTATCATATCAAGATACATCAGCTATCGGTGAAGATTTAAACAACGGTTACGGAACTATTGAAATACCAATTAATCCACGAGAAATTCAAACTTCAATTCGTGGTAATATGTTGGTTGACCAATCGGTTAAAAATTATGTTGATGTTGCAACTTCGTAAGGTTGCCGATAACGTCTGTATATACGAAATTGCTAAAATATATTACAATTAAATTAAACAAAATGAGCGAAGAAAAGAAGTTGCTACTAATAGCTATCGAATACATTAAGCTTAAATCTAATCAAAAAACAGATAAGTCTCTTATTTTAGAGGCTATTAGTTCTATTGCTGGACATTATAGCGTAGTACTTAGAAAAACGCCGCAAAAGCAAGTTTCTGATGCTTGCATTGTAGAGTTTCTAGAAAATAAAACTGGTTATAAAAATAATCTGAATAAGCTCTACAATTCGATAAATCAATTCAATTGTTAAAAATAGTTAAAACAGCATAGGCTTTATTGTATATGTAAAATAGTTTTGTATCTTTGTTTAACAGAAATTTTAAAAAGAAATTATGAAAACTACATTCCAAAAGAAGAATATACAAAAAAGCATAGTTTCGGGAAATTTTCACCTATCTGTTGAGGATGAAAAGAAATTTGAGAATGATGTTAGAGAAGCGTTAAAAAATGGGCTAGATGTAGGATATCGAGAGAATAAAGTCAGATTAACTGAATCGGTATTAAAGTCGTTAAAAGATGCAGGGTTTAAAATAGTTAAAATTTAATTTAATGATAAAAATAAATACATACATCCCGGGATTTGCCTATAAATTTGCAATCGAACAGAGTATTAACGAGCTGTTTGTCTTGATTCAGCATGCAGAATTAGGCCAGCAAATTGAATTATTCGAAATGATGGCCAAATCCTTATCTCAAAAATCGGAATCAAACGAAATTTTAAAAGTGAGATTAAATCAAATAAAAAAAGAGTTATGAAAAATTATGAAGAATTTTACACGCTATCTCATATTGAGATTAAAGATCGCTATAATGAGATTATCAGCATTTTAAATTTTATTATTTTTATTTTAGGATCAGGGTTTTATAGTAAAAATTTTGATGGGATATGCTCTATTATACATTTTATAAGAAAATCAAAAGAAATTCATTCTGATTATACTATGATCGGATGCAATTATATAGAATATAAATTACCAACATCTGACTTCCGAAATTGGCCAAAATCTAATATAAATATCAGAGTCGAATGGTGCGAAAAATTAATTGAAGAAATAAAGAAAGAGTTATGAGCAGTATATATTTTGAAAAAATAATAAAAAGGGAAAATGGAGACAGTTATCAGATCTGTATAAATGCATCTTTTTCGAACAAAATGGATTATAAAATAAATGCATATTATAGACTTAAAAATAAACGAAAATGGACTCCTATTTCAAGAGATATCCCAGATTTTCAGTATAGAAAACTAAGTTTAAGCGATAGACGAGAATATTATGATAATAACCTACTCAGATTCTTTACAGCAGACGAATTATATCAAGCCAGAATGGAGCTCTGGGAATCTTTAAAGCCTGAAAAATAATGAGCAAAGCGAAAAAAAAGGCTATCGAAATTTTTAATAAAAATTACTTTGTCTTGTTTGATTCTGAAAGCGATAAAGGTGAGGAAATTCTTGTATCAATTCTTTCAACAAAATGCGCACTAATCACAGTTAACGAAATACTAACTCTTTCAACCGATGAAGATACAAGAAATTTCTATTATGAAGTTCGTAATTATTTAAATAAAAAGCTATGAGAAAATTAATGTTACGCTACATAATCGGCCTATTAACAGGCGTTTTAATCATGTCAATGGGTAGGTATAAAATACATGGGTATCACCTTTTAATGCTTGCTTTTTGTATTATTTATTTTGTATTCGATTTACTGAATGAAAAAAATAAGTGTTAAAAAATGTTAAAATAGTGTAGACACTATTGTGCATATCAGAAATAGTTCGTATCTTTACATCATAGAAATCAAGATAACATTAACAATTAAAAAATATCATTATGAAAACTTCAAGAAAAGAAATAGAGCAAAATTCAAAAACAAGAAAATCAAGTTCAAGTTACAAAAATTATTCTTTTGAAAAAGAAGGTTTATTTTTCGAAACTAGCTGTGTAGGAGTAATGGTTACTAATTATTCTGAATCATTTAAATGTGATTTGAAAATATCAGAGACGGGTGCGTTAGGTGAAGCTTTTACTAAAAAAGATTTCGTTAATAAGGTGTATGATTATCTAAATAGTTTTAAATAATTAAAAAGGCTGAGCTATCGGCCAAACGGGCGTATTTTAACATTACTTAAAACAAAAGATTATGAAAAATCAAGCAACAATATGGGCAGAAAAAAACGTAATATCAGAATGTATAAACGGCTATTCAAGTGAGGATTTTAAACATGGTGCAAATCCTGAAAATGATGGTGCAAAAGATGTATCTGAACCAGGTTTTCTTACATCAAGTTATAAATTTGAAGATGGCTCTGTAATACATATAACGCCGTCAAGTGTATCTGGTGTTTATTCGATAAGCATACATAATGATTAATTACATAACGGGCAAAAATTAACATTACTTAAAACAAAAGAAATGGAAAACTATATTAAAGAAGTAGCCAAAATATTAAACGTCTCAGAAAAAGAAGTTGAAGACTATATAGAAGTTTGGCGAGGGTTTTACGACTTTGAAACAACAAGCCCGAAGGAATTTGCAGAAATGATACAGGATATAATTTATCTTTATTGATATTTATTGATATTTAAGACTGAATAATATCAGATACGCAAAAGGCTGGGACCACGTGGATGCTATGACTAGATATTTGAAATTAGCACACGTTTATAGTTCGATTCTATAGTGTAATGCGTATTAATTATTTAACAACAGATACAAAACATGAGCAATCATAAAATAATATCAATCCTAATAATCCTAACATGGGTAATAATCGGAGCGATAATAAAAAAAAGATCCACAATTAAGAAAATTTTTATATCTTTGTTACAGGTTTTTTCATAATTTCATAATTTTAATTGTTTTAATTAATATTGGCTGAAAAAAGCTGCTCTTTTGGGGTAGCTTTTTTGTTTATATTAATTATTAATCTTATCTTTGTGTGTTTAAAGTATTATACTTATTGTTAAATTAAATTTTATAAAATGAAAAAAATTATCTTATTTTTAATGTTTTTGGTGGGTCTTTTCCTATTTGAAAACACGGAAACAAAAGCAAAAGATTTTAGTCCATATTGTGGGACTATAATTAGCCAAGATTTAAACATCCAAATTGATGGAGTTCCGTTAAATCTTATTGAGTTAAATCTTATTGAGTTAAAGAGTAATAACATTTTCAGGCAAAGATATTTAGGCCATAAATGTAATAAAATTAAATCCAATACGTATTTTAATAATTTTGTTTTCGATAATTCGTTTAATAAATTTATAAAATAATTGTTTTAAAAAATCTTTTATAAAGGTCTGCAAATTCGAGGGGGTTGCGTAGACCTTTTTTTTATGCGATTTTTTTTGTAATTTTGTATTTGATATCTCAATTATTTTTAAATAAAAGCCTATGAAAAAACCAATATTTACAGAAGAACAGAGGCGCACATGGTATACCATAGATTTTGAAGTTGCAAAACTAAAATTTAAACGAGAAATTGAAAAAGGCTATTTAGGGAAATTACTTAAAATAATACTAGAAAAGTTGGCAAAAATATTATTGTATTTACATTAAAGAATTTGAACCAGCCCTGTTATCGGCTAATCAGGAAATTTACTGGTTAGCTTTTTTTTTATATCTTTGTATCATTATGGCTTATACAGATGAACAAATAGAATCAATTTTTAAATCCGTAATGGATATGATTGAGGAAGGTATGCCATTACGCCAAATATTACGGCTTAAGGATATGCCTAGTACTCAAACTTTTTATAGGTGGCTTAAGTTTGATGAAGAAAAATCAAAACGTTACGCACGATCCTCTGATATCAGAGCAGATCAGATTTTTGATGAAATGTTTGATATTGCAGATAATGGAACAAATGATTATACTGAATTTGAAAATTCAGAAGGTATAAAAGTTTCCAAATTTAATCCTGAAAATGTTCAGAGATCACGATTAAGAATTGATACAAGGAAATGGGCTTTGTCAAAAATGAACCCCAAAAAATATGGAGATAAATTAGATCTTAGCTCCGGAGGCGAAAAAATCACAGCCCCATCCCCTTTAATAATCAACGTAGACGGCAAAGAATTAGAATTATAAAAAGTGAAAGTATTCGACCCAAACAGGCTTTTTTACAAAATGGCTGCTAAGTGGGCGGAGTTTAAAAAAGCAGGTAAACAGTTGATTATCTGCAATGAAGGCGGAAGTAGATCAAGCAAAACTTGGGATGCATTCCATTTGCTTATAGCTATTTGCGCTCACAATCAAGATGCCGAATTAGATATATATATTTTAAGAGATACTTTAAAAAACTGTAGATCTAAGACATTTAAAGACTTCAAAAAACTATTAAAAATTTGCGGATTACTATCCACCACATCAATTTTAGGCGAAAACCAAAGTCCCCACGTTCGCCTATATGGAAATAATTTATACTTTCATGGCCTTGATGATGAAAAAAACACAGAAGGCTATCCATCTGATATACTTTTCGTTAATGAAGTTTTAGAAACAAAAGAAGCAAAAGTAGAAGGGTTATTAATGCGATGCCGTAAGCTTGTAATTTTCGACTGGAATCCAAAATTCACGAAGCATTGGGTTTTTAATTATGAGGGGCGTGATAATGTCCTATTTACTCACTCAACATTTAAGGATAACAAACATTTAGAACAAAATATTATTGATAAAATAAATAGCTACAATCCTGAAATTGAAGAAAATGTAAAAAATAAAACAGCGAATTTATATAGATGGAGAGTATACGGTTTAGGCGTTCGAAGTGACCAGGAAGGCAATATATTTAACGATTCACAATTAAATAAATTTGAGTTAAAAGACATTGACCTAAAATTATGTTCAAAAATTATGTGGGTCGATGTAGCGGATCAGGGCGTTGATTATCTCTGCGCCCCCATCGGTGCGATTTCAGACAAAAAAACATATGTCTTTGATTGTATTTTTTCTAATAAACAAAGCGATTATACTATACCCTTAATCGTTGATGCTATTATAAAAAATGACTTAGATAAAGTTGTATTCGAGAGCAATGGCCAAGGGCTTCAATTTATGAAAAATGTACTTAATCAGCTAAAAATAAACGACTTAGAAAACAACACTGATTATTATAGAAAATACAAAGTAAGATTAAAGGCTGTTCATAATTCATCAAATAAACATTCAAGAATTAAATTGCAAGCAGAGAACAATATCATTAAAAATTTCTATTTCTTGAAAAATATGAGGGGTCAATATTTAGAGTATTATGATTTTCTCACTAATTACAAATACGACAAATCGGTGAAAGAAGATGATGCGCCAGACGGCACGGCGGGTTTAAGCGTTTTGTCACAAGCTTATATGTAAAAAGTTTATATCAAAATGTTTTTTATAGAAAATATTTATAACTTTGTAAAAAAAATAGTTTAAATGTGGCCATTCACTAAAAAGGAAATAAATTTTATACCGAGTAAAGAGTATTTTTTCACTCCATTTAAAAATATTGCAATTGATTGGAAACAACTATTTAAAGACAATCAGAATAATAGTTTATTACTATCATATTTTAATGATATTGCAGAAGTCCAAGCCCCGATACTTAAATTTGCCGATGCCGCAACACTTGTTAAAATTAAATCAAATGTTCCAGAGGTAGAAAAACTCCTTTCAAAACCGAATCCATTTCAAAATTACGGTGAATATATAAGCCAATTCATTATATATAAGCGGCTTATGGGGAATAGTATTGTTAATGCATTCAGCCCATTAACAGCAGACGGGAAGAAACCGATCCACCTATTTAATTTAAGTCCGGAATTTGTTAAAATACAAACTTCAAAAGATAAAGATTTTCGGTTTAACACTATTGAATTATATATTTTTGACTCAGGAGATGCTAGAAAAAATAAATTAGAAATAGACCCCGAATACATTTTACACGTAAAAGAATCTAATCCGAATTTTTCAAATGACCAATATTTGTTCGGGCTGAGTAGATATGCTAGTTGTTATAGAAATATTGAAACCCTGTCAAATGGTTACGATGCAAAGAAAAACATATATAAAAATGGGCCCCGCCTTGCAATAACTGGGAAGGCTCAAGGAGATTTTGCAAGCGTTAACACAGAAGATGATCTAAGGGGAGTCCAGGAAAGATATAAAAAATATGGAATGCGTGAACAGGATTATAACGCATTTATTACAGATATGCCCCTTGATGTTAAAGTAATTTCTTTCAATGTCCAAGATTTGCAGATAACAGAAATGAACGCATCTGATTTCCAAAGGTTGTGTGATGCTCAAACAATTGACTCAAGATGTTTTTCCGATTTAAAAGGATCTACATTTACAAATAAAGAAGCGGCTCTGAATGACTTTTATAATAATTCATTTCGCTCGGAAATGGACAGTATCACTAAAGATCATGAAGCCTTTTTGAAAAAATGGTGGCCCAATTTAGAATTAACTAATGATTATTCTGCAATTTCATATATAAATAAAAATGATGAATTGGTTTACGCTTCATTATTCGAAGAAGTGAAACTGGGCTTAATGACTAGAAATGATTACTTTGAAAAAATAGGGAAAGAAAGAATTAAATTACCAGAATTTGACCAATATTTCTTCTGGAGTAATGGCTGGTTTCCTGTTAAAAATCAAAATATAAACACAGATGGAACAAATATTTAAGGATTATAGGTCTACGGTAAAGGATTTAAATAGTAAAGGACTTGTGACTGTAGCAGCTAATGCATTTAACAACATTGATGCTCAAAAAGATATTAGCTTGCAAGGAAGTTTTAAAAAAACTATTGAGAACATAAAAAATATTTATTGGTACAAGAATCATGACACGAATGAAACTTTAGGAATAATTACAAAGCTTTGGGAATCAGATTTATTTCTAAATGCTGAAATGAAATTTAATTTAGATAAAGAAATCAGTCGGAATATGTATTCTGACTATAAATTCTTCGCCGAAAATGAAAGTACAGTAAAACATTCTGTTGGTGTTAGCCCCGTGGCGGGTAAGTATGAATTAAAAGACGGGGTAAGATATGTTAAAGAATGGCGGTTATATGAAATTTCCTCATTGACAAAATGGCCCGCGAATGACAACACACCAACCCATTCAATAAAATCATTATCTGAATATTATGAATGGTGCGCAAAAGAAGGCATCCATACAGATAATTTTATTCTTCAATTGGAACAATTACTCACAATACTCAAAACTCAGCAGCCGACTATATCACTGCAAAAACAAAGCGAGCCGGAATTTTCCACTCTTATATCAGATATCAGAAATATTAAATTTTAAAAAAGATGGAAAAAGAAATATTATCAGCAATTGAAACAAAATTTGCTGAATTGCAAGCAAAGCAATTGGACGCAACATCCCCAAAAATTGCAGAGTTGAAAGAATCATTTGCCGATTTAAAAGGAGCGATAGAAGGCAAGGCGGCAAAAGAAGACATTGAAAAATTATCAAAAGCTTTTAATTTGTTAGCGATTGATGTTCAGAAATCTATCGAAGTTAAAAAACCAAACGCTGAATCAGTTGTTGATAAATTCAAAGCTGAACTGGCAGAGAGAGCAGACCTATTAAAAAACAATAATGCATCTCCGCAAACGTTGAAAACTGTAGGGACAATGACTTTTGGGAATTCTGTTACTGGTCAAATTCCACAAGCTGATCGGGAGCCAGGCGTTAATGATTTTAATAAAAGATCATTTACAATTGAATCATTGTCAAATACAGGTACAACCAATTCTAATTTAATGGAGTGGGTATATAAGGCAGCAAAAGAAGGCAGCGCAGGAATGACAGCAGAGGGTGCAGCTAAGAGCCAACTTGATTTTACATATATAGTCGACTCCGCAAGTGTTAAGAAGATTACAGCTTTTATCAAAATTTCGAAAGAGATGCTTGATGACATAGCAGGGATCATGTCGGACATTAATGGAGAATTGATGTATGAGCTTGACTACTTGAAAGAAACTCAATTGATTTCCGGCTCTGGTGCAACTGTATATTTAAATGGGATCGAGAAGTATGCACAGCCTCTTGATAATGCAGGGCTCGCAGGAACAATTCCAAATCCTGACAAGTGGGCGGTATTAGGTGCTGCAATAACTCAGATAAATGTAGAGACAGAAGGGCGAAGCGCAGCTAATGGGGCTTTATTGAATCCTGTCGATATTTATACAATGGTATTCGGTATAAAATCAACTACGAATGAGTACATTGCACCGCTCGCACAAGTTGTTAATGATGCAAGCCGTATTTTAGGAGTTCCAATTATTCCTTCGAATTCGATAACAGTTGGCGAATTTTTAGTTGGAGATTTCCGGAAATTCAACATTAAAGTAAAAGAAGGCGTTACTGTTGCTATGGGTTATGAAAATGATGATTGGACAAAAAATCTAGTTACCATATTGGCCGAAACCCGTTTAGTTTCTTACGTAAAGAAAAACGATGAAGCCGCTTTTGTTACTGATACCTTCGCAGATGGTATCACTTTCTTAACGCAAGCAAGCTAATATTTTAAAAAAAATAGCCAGTGGGAAAAATTGCCACTGGCTATATAAAAAAACAAAATGGTTATAAATAGTCATAATATAGAGTTTGGATATGAATTAATTAGTGTAATCCCTTACGCCAATTATTTAGCATCAAAAGGATTATTAACTGAAACGATTTCAGGTAATGATACTGATTCATTATACTATTTTAGCCCAAATCACTCAATAAATAAAGAGCAAAGGAGCTGGTATAATACGCCAAAATGCAGTAATTATCCGAATATTCAAATACACAAACCTTTTTTAGATAAAAATGAATTTCTTGCACCAGATTATAAATCAGAATTTGCGAATGATAGATTTAAATTTGAAAAAGAAACTGTAATAATATGCAACAGGCATAACATAGAATGGTCTACAAAACCGATTAATTTTTTTGATATTCCTACATTGAGAAAAATGTTTGAATTATTAAAAGGTTATCAGGTTATTTACATAAATATTGACGGGGTTTCAGAATTATATGATAACGCTCCGCCAATTCCATTAAATGAATATCCAATTTTAAAAGAATATAAAAATGTAATCAATATTCACGACTTACATACCCAAAATAAAGATTTATCATTCAATACTTTACAATTAATGTTATTTGCCAATTGCTCTAAATTCATAACTATGAATGGAGGTCATTCAATTTTATCGGCATTTTTTGGAGGCGAAAACATAATAATGAGCAAATTAGGGGGAATACAAGCGAAAGAAGTATTACCTCAAATTAATTCATTTTATACATTCTATCATGAAATTGCAGGGCAAAGATGCATGCATGCTAAAAATGAAAATGAAATTTTTGAAACAATAAATAATATCTGGCTAAATGAAAACCCTGTCGTTAATATTCTAGTTAGAACAGCAGGAAGGCCAAACTTTTTTAAAGAATGCTTTAATAGCATTATAAATCAAACTTATAAGAATATAAATATATTTGTTTCAATTGATGACAAAGACACAACATATACAACGAAATATCCAATTTATCCTATTCATGTAGATAAAAAAACATTACCACCTGTTGAAATATCCCAAGATTACGGAAAGCCAATGACTTATAATCTATATTTCAATGAGATGTATAAATATGTAAAAGAGGGGCTTATAATGTATCTTGATGATGATGACCAATTTGATGATAATAAAGCAGTTGAGAGCATTGTCAACGAGTATAAAAAAGGTAATGAATTAATTTTTTGGAAAGTAAAAATAGGGAGGTTAATAATCCCACGTCCGGAGTTTTGGAAAAAAGAACCAGTTTTATTCAATATGTCTGGAATTGGGTTTGCTTTTGATTCTAAATATAAAGATTCCGCTCTTTGGGAAGGCTATAAACGAGGTGATTACAGAGTTGCAAAAAAATTATACGGAATAATAAAAAAAATTGGTTGGATTGATTTAATTTTATGCAAAACTCAAGAAGGAAGTCATTTTGGCGCATTGGTTGATAAGATAGTAAAAATAAAAAAAGAAGATATGATTTACAAGGCAAAAGTTTTAATAAAAAAAGCCGTAAAAGGTAGCAAGTATGAAAATGGCAAGATATACGATTTATCAGTATCAATTTGTAATCAACTTGTAAAATTAGGGATAGCCGATTATTGCAAACAAGAATCAGCTAATGTTAATGAAATAGTGCCTGAAAAAATAAATAAGGTAGTTGAAAAAAATCAAGATTTACAAGAAAAAATAACTAAAAATAAGAAAAAATGATTGTAATAAATTGTTCAAATAAATTAGATTATCATTTTAATACTGATGATGATGAGTCTTTTTTTGCAGAGCTGCAAATTGAATTGCTTTTGGATAAGTCTAATTTTTTATATTTAAATAATCAGATCAAGGGGCTAGATGTAATTATTCATAAAGATCATATTGTTTCAATCGAACACATAAAAGATTAAAAAATGGCAATAATTGATACGACCTATTTTGTTAAAGATATATCACTGCCAACTGATTCACCTTCGCATGTGAATAAGTTGCAGGGCTTTATTGATTCAGCACAAAAAAAATATCTATTGAAAATTTTTGGATATGAGTTGTATAAATTATTCATTGCCGATTTGGCTAATCCTAGCGAAAGCAGATTTTCTGATATTTTGACGGGGGTTGAATATGTTGGTGCCGATGGGCATTTGACAAAATGGGAAGGCTTGCAAAATCCGGACAAAGAATCATTTTTGGCATACTTCGCAGCTTATGAATATTCTTTCAGCTCTCAAAATTATGAAAGTGGAAATGGAGTTAAAGCTAATTTAAATGAAAATGCTGATCGCTTTAGCCCTGCTGAATTTCAGGTTAACGCATACAATAAAGGGGTTGATAATTACTATCAATTAGTTTCTTTTTTAAGTTCAAATATTGAAACTTATCCTGAATTTTACTATAAATCTATTGGCAAAATAAACACTTTCGGACTATGAGAGATAAAAATAATAATCCTATTTATATTGATGATAATGGAACTGAGAGGCTTATTCAAATAGTAGGTATTTCCGATAATTTTGGCAATGGATTAAAAGTAAACGGAAGACAAGCAGGAACATTATTCGGTGATGATATTAGAACAACAAGGAGAGTGCCCATTTCGTCTGGAATGTGGGCGCATGGGCTACCCCTTTATGGGATGAATTACTCAATAGTCTCGTCTGGGAGAATGTATGTAGAGCCAGATGTTAATAACGCTGCGTATTTTGACGGCACGGCAACAATTGAAAGTGGAACTAGTGCCGACGGAAAAATTTTCATCATTTCAAAAACATTAAATAGATATCAGCCTGGCCAATTATCATATTTCGAATTCACCGAAGGGCTAAAAGGGATCAATAGCACAAACGGAGATTTTTTATTATTATTTGGAGCAATGAGACGAGGCGCAGCCGCTCATGGATTAAGCGATCAGATTAAAGAAGGGGTTTGTATAGGGTTTAAAAAAGATGGTGGAGAATTAATACATATTTTAAGAATTTATAAAAATTATGAGTATACAGATGATATTTTAGATTATAATATATCAGATTTTGAAGGACTTGCAATTAGAAGGTTAGAAATAGGATACCTTGGGATCCACCCAGTTTTATTATACAAAGTAGATCCTATTACATTAAAAGAAAATCTAATTCATAAAAAAGTATTCGAAAGCTACTATACATCACTTTCGAACCCAAATTTGTCTTTAGGTGTTTATATTGAAAATAAAGGGAACACAACAAATTTGCAGATCGGGAATGGATCATTTCAGTTTGGGAATTATGCCGAAAGAATAAGTTCTGATCCATCAGGTAGATTTATTACTGATTCATATTCAATCGCAAGTATTGCAGTAGGGACAAGAGTTTTTTTTGCAGCATATACTCTTCCTGAAATTTTATCAATGCCAAAGGAAATAAATTTAGCTGGGCTTGTAAATGGGAATTTTTATAATTCAATTTCTAACAAACTAATTGATATAGAGATTTTTGGAGCATCAAATAAAATATTTACAATAGACATTTATTTAGTTCCAAAAGCTGATGTAGTCGCTACATTTACTTATTTGGAAGCTAATATTAATGCACTTCAAAGAGCGGTGGGAGTCGCAATAACTAGCGTAAATTTTACTAATGCTCAATTAATTGGGACTTTAAAAGTTGCGTCAACACAAATTAGAGCATTTAAAGATTTTAGCAGTTATGACAGATTGTTAGATAAAGATTTAGTAGCAGTTTTCACTATTACGAATGCTCAAACGGTGACCGATTTAGATTTAATAGTTAATTCAATAGATTTATTCTAAAAAAATGAGACCAGAACAGATTTTTAAAAATATAACTGATGCAATGCGATTTGGTAGTACTATTTCAAATATTATTGAAGTTAGTAATACCTCGACCATTGCAACAGATAATATTTTCAGTTTAGAGAATGGGATGTTGGTCGAAATTGGTAACAATGTATATCAAGTATCGAACATAACAAGAACAGCAGTAAATGAATGGACATTTGATGTTGAAGGAATAAATATAATTGAAACATCTTGGAAGTTAGCTTTATATTATGAATATGGAAGGGCTTTGGAAGTTGGAAATACTTTAGAGGACAAAAAAAATGACCCTCTCAATAAAAATAAAAGATTCCCTTTAATTTGGCTTTTAACTGATATTGAAAAGAATTATGATACGATAGAAAAAGCCGATTATCAGGCTAATATAATTTTAGGATTCATCTATATTTCAGAAGAAAATTTAAAAGCGGAAAAGAGAATAGATACTTATTTTGAACCAATTTTAGATCCGTTAGTCGAATTGTTTAAAAATACTATTCAAAACACAAAACAGCGTGAGAATTTCGCTTGGATATTAGGAGAACCTTTGAAAATTCGGCAAACTGACAAATTCAAATATGGTTCTATAAACGGGAATAAGCATATATTTAACAACATAACTGATGCAATAGAGTTAACCATCAGTTTATATTTTTCAAGAGATAGAGTAAATTGTTCGAATTAATTTAACTTAAAAAAATAATAAAATGAATTATAATGTAATAGATTGCGGAGTAGAGAGAGGCAATACAGGTTTGCCGAATTGCTTTGAAGATTTTGGCGGATGGAAAAAGATTGTCATTGGTCCTGCCGATACCGAAATTGACACAAAAGCAAACGCAATGTTAGAAGCGACATGGATTGCGCTCGCTAATTCTGCAAAAGTAACCAGGGTTTTCCCAATGCCTATGAATTTTATTGTTGAGGAGGCAGGCGAAGAATTAATAATTGAAACAGGCACTTTTGGCGACAAAAGAATGGTTCGTGAAGGCAAAGAAGGCATTAAAATAATGTTAGATAGAATTGCTTTGTATCTTCATAAAAAATTAAGGACTCACAACGGCGCAAACAGTTTAGGATTTGCAATTGTTACCGAAAACGGATATATAATTGGACGTTCCGAAGATGATGTAAAATTCCAATTTATCCCTTTATCTTGGTTTCATGTCGATAAAATGACAAAACCGCTTGGCGATTCGTTCAGCAAAACCCCTATAAATTTGGAATGGGATGCAAAATATATAAACGATCAGGGCGTTGCAATAAAGCCTACTGCTTTCGACCCAATGCTTTTGGACGGCGTTTTAGATGTTTCAATTACAGGAGCATTAGGCGCAACAGGCGCAACAATCACAGTTAAGGGTGCAGTTGATGGAATCGGAATTGTCGGACTAGTTGGTGCAAACTTTAATCTTTATGCTGATGCAGCCCCGACCGTGGCAAAAACGGTAACATTGGGCACTGACAATTTGGATGGCACATACGATCTTACTTGGGCATCAATCACAGGAGCGCATACTTTGACCTTATTTGGACAACCGGTCGGCACATTAGGTTATGAGGCTATTGATTCAATAAGCACAACAGTATAATGTTAGTGAAAATAGGTAAAATTTGGGTTCAAACAGATAATTTAACACAAAATGAACTAGAAAAACTAGGGATTTCCGAGGCTGTTATTTTATCCGAACTTAAAAAAGTGCCTGATGAAATAAAAACAAAGCCTTGTGATAGAGCCAAGAAAACTAAAAAATCTTGATTAAAGGGGGCTAATTAGCCCCTTTTTTATACTAAAAAATATGGATTTTACGATATTGGATAACTTGAAAAAGAGTTTAAAGTTTAATATTTATTCTTTACTCGATGAAGTTTTTAAAACTAATCAGGTTCAGAGTACGATGATTGAGTTTAATCAAGACCAGTTGAAAGCGGGCTATGATTCAACAGGCCAATTTATAAATACAAGCGGCGGAAGTCCTTACAGACTATATACTGTAAAAATAAAGCAGACAAAGGGGCAACCTGTTAATAAAGTCACATTATACGATACAGGCGAATTTTATAAAACATTTAAAGTAAAGATTGTAAAAGATGGTTATTTAATTACTGCCAATTTCGAAAAAGAAGATGGTTCGATATTAGACAATTTTTCAAATAATTTTGATTTCATGGGACTTGATAATGAGGGTATTCAAGAACTTACGGAACAATTTATTCTTCCAATTTTAACAAAACTTTTAAGAAAAAAATTAGGATTATGATATATTTTTTAAGAGCATTTTTCAGAGAATTAAAACTCATGTATTTAGCTAAGAAAAAAGGCTATTATACGCATATAGATTTCTTACCTGTGTGGAACTGGTTTGAGATTTCAAAAGGCAATTTAGAATATTTATACAAAAAGGATCCAGTAAAATTTTATCCGGAATATTTTAAAAAAATTCCTCTGGAGATGCTTTTCCAATTTGAGTACTTGGATACAACATACTTTCAAAAAATGCAGCAATTGGCTTATTTACGGGCACTTTATGCAACGACAAAAAGATTCGATTACTTAAATAAGGCAAATTCTTTAGAGCATGAAATAAAAAAAGAGTCAAGTATTGAAAATAAAAAAGCTACATTAAACGAGATGTGTGTATTTATTGAAGAAGCATTCAAAAACATTGGGGCAATAGATGTTCAAAAAATGAGTACTTCGAAATTTTTTGCATTATATTACAGAGCAATAGAAAAAAATAAAAAAGGCAATGGCAATAATTAAGAAAACCGATATTCTCGAAGATGGCAAAATCTTTGAAAATCTTCAAAAAGAAATTGATACTTTAAAAGCATCGTTAAAAGATTTAATTGCTGTCAGTAAAGACTTAAAAAAAACAAACTCTGGTGCCGAGGCAAAACAGCGGGTAAAAGTTACCGAAGATTTAACAAAAACAACGGAAAAATTAACAGCTTTAGAAAAAGAAAGATTAAGAGTTGAGCAACAAATAATCGCAACATCAACAAAGCAATTCGCAGCAAGCGACAAAAATAATCTAACATTAGAAAAATACAAATTAACATTAGCTGAAACAAATAAGCTAACTAAGCAACAAGCTAAGGAATCGTTAGGGCTCGTTAATGCTTATGATAAATTATCTAAAAAAACTTTAGAAGCCCAAAAAAATTATAAAAAATTAGCGGCAGAATTTGGGACTAACTCAAAGCAAGCAAAATCGGCTTTGCAAGATTTTCAAAAACTTGATAACCAATTAAGTAGCATTAATAAAGGTGCGAGAGACGGTAAAAAAGACGTTGGCCGATATGGCCTTGCATTGAAAAATCTTGGCAGTCAGTTTTTAGGAGCTGTAGGAATAACAACCGGGTTTAACCTTGCATTCTCAGCAGCTGCAAAATTTAGCGATCAATTAAGAGCTTTAAACACATTAACAAAAAAAGTCACATCAACATTCAACGAAAATGGTAAATCTTCTAAAAAATTAGCAGCCGATATACTTGCAATTGCTGACACTTTTGATAAAGATTATAATGAAATTCTCATATCTGCAAATACAGTTTCAAAAGAAATGGGTATTTCAGCAGCAAAATCACTTGAATTAATACAGGAAGGCTTTTTAAAAGGATCTGATAATTCGGGGCAATTTATGGATATTTTAAAAGAATATCCGGCCCAGTTTAAAGCTGCGGGTATTGATGCTGAAACAATGTTTGCCATTATTAATCAGCAAGTTAAGCAAGGTATTTATTCCGATAAAGGTGTAGACGCAATAAAAGAAGGCGGACTGAGATTAAGAGAAAATACAAAAGCCGTTCAGGATGCATTAAAGCCCCTTTCTGAATCTGTTAAGATGCAAATTAAGCAAGAAATTGCAGCAGGAAATAGTTTTAAAGCGATTCAATTAGTTAGTAAAGAGTTAAGTAATACATCGTTAACCGCTCAACAAACTCAAACAATTATTGCTGATGTTTTTGGCGGTGCGGGGGAAGATGCTGGTATCAGGTATTTACAAACATTATCAGATATTAATGTAAATTTAAAAGATGTAGGAGATCAAGCGACTGAGAGCCAAAAAGCAACATTAGATTTAAATAAAAATTGGAATTATTTTGTATCAGGAGTTTCAGAAGGAACTGGAATTTTTGCTAAAACATGGACTTTCTTTAAAAAAGCTTTAGCAAGTGCGATTGGCCTATTTGCAGAATTATTATCCTTTGAAGCCGCTTATGGTAAAGCTTTAAAATTAACAAATGTTGATTTACAGGTAAAAAATAAAAGAGTTTCATCATTAACAAAAGAAACAAAAGAATTAACAAAAGCTGAAAAAGATTTATTAGATGAACAATTAAGAGCCAACGCCGAACTCGAGGCCCAAATCCGCACAACAAACATTAGCCTTTTAGAAGACATTCGACAAAAAGCATTAGAAGAATTAGCGTATTGGAACGAAAAAGAACAGGCAAAAATAAACACTTCAAAAGCAAGTGCTCAGGTTCGTAATTTGGCCTTAGAAGCATTAGAGCGATTGCACCAGCAAAAATTGAAAGAAATTGAAGCTGAATTTTATAGGCCACCTGCTTCAACAATAAATGAGATTGATAATAAAGTTAGCAATACACAAGTTTTTGCAACCGAAATTGATAAATTTGGGAATGCAAATAAGGTTGATGAGGCCGTAAAATTAACAGAGGAAATAAATCAAAATATTGCTGATGTTAATGACGCATTTCGAAAAGAAGAATTAGAAAAAGAAAAAGCACAAGCGGAGGCAATCACTACTATTAAGAATGAAGCGGTTGAAGTTGCGAAAAACTTCGTAATTGATTCATTGCAAACTCAAGTTGATGATGAACTAGCAGAAAAAACGGCACAAATTGAAGCCGAAAAAGATTTATTAAAAGACAAATTAGACAAAGGGCGAATTTCTGAAACTGCATATAAAAACGAACTAGAAAAATTAAATAGAAAGCAAAGAGAAGAAGAAGCAAAAGCAGAAAAGAAAAAGGCTCTATACGATATTGCAATTAATACAGCGGTTGCCGTTGTAAAATCTCTACCAAATCTATTATTAGCTGGGACAGTTTTCGCATTAGGAGGATTACAGGCTTTAGCCGTAGCCGCAAAACCAGTCCCTAAGTTTGAAAAAGGGCAAATTAATATTTCGGGTAAAAGACATTCACAAGGAGGCGTTATGGCAGAGATTGAAGGCGGTGAAAGCGTAATAACCAGAACAGGCACGGCCAACGCCCCAAAAATTCTTGAAATGGTAAATTCAGGAATGATTAAAGATGATGATTTGATTAAAGAAAAAAAAGTATCAAACAATGACTTTCTTTCTTCTAAATTAGACAGATTAAATAATTCGAATGATAAAATTCTGACAGCTTTAATCAATTCTGGAGTCGCTCAATATACCAACGCTGGCAAAACTTATATTAGATTTGCAGACGGGTCAGTAATCGAATCAATAGAAAAAAAATAACATGAAACATACTTTTTACTTAGATTATGGAGCAGGTAAGGTTTTAATTGAACCTAAATCAAGGCAACTTAAATTAGCATGGATTAGAGAATTTAACGATTTTATTATGCGTAAAAAGTTGAGCGGTTCATTTATATTGACTGAATCACAGGCTACGGCAGCTTTTACACATTTTATCACAAATGGAAACGAAACGGCTTTAATATATATTTATGAATATGGAACATATTTAACCGGTACTTTAATTTATGAAGGCAACGCGAAAATATTAGGAGAATTCGACTTCTATGCCAATACAATTACATTTAATTCTTTTGACACTATTGATATTTATACAGCAATTGCAGAATATTTCAAAGTAAAAACTAAATTCATAAATCCATTTGACGGCGTCTCAAACGCTGTAATTCAATTCACAGTTGAAGGGAAGGCCGGATTATGTAATGAATTACAAGCATACATATGGACAGGCACAAAATATGAGGCAGCAGGTAACGCGTATGCTATACCAATTTTGGGGCGTGTATGTGGATGCAGTAGCGCAACAAATATTGTCATATATGACAATTATTACAGAGCTATAAAACAATTCATATTTAACGGAACTGATTTTACCGCAGACACGGATGGCACAATTTTGCAATTGAGTGAAAATACAGGTAATGGCGCATTAATGTCTTACACATCAGGAAAAATTCTATTTGTAGATGATTACTATAATACTTTACAAACTTATGAGGAAGCAACAGGAACATGGACATTATTAGGTGATGAGCCGACCCCTGAGTTGTTATATCCTTCTTTATGTGAGCTTGGATCTGGTTATGCGGCCATGGTTGATGAAAATACAAAAATGCTAAGAGCTATATCATTAAGTTCAGATCAACCACTTTTTAATGGATATCCAATTGAGATCGGTGAGGTTTCTAAACCTAAAATTTGTCAAATAGATGTAACTACAAATACAATCGCTTTAATCGATGATAATACATTAGCATTAAGGGTGTTTAGATATGACAATGTTACAAAAGAATGGGCCCAGATTGGAAATACTTATATTTTAGATACAATTGCAAATGCAACAATAACGTCTTCGGCTACAAATGTTATAGAATTATGTGATCCTTATTCGCAAACTTTACAAAAATATACATTTGACGGAACAGACTGGACTAAAACAGGGACAGAAACAATAGCAGGGGGAGGATATTCAACTATGTGTGAATACATAGGGACATATTTAGTTGTTGCAAATTCAGATTCATACAGATATAGAAGCGCACGTAATATTAGATTTTACGGGATACAGGGTTGCATAAATGCAGCAACATCTGATATCTCAGGTCAATATATTAATACAGTTTTTCTATATTCTGTAAAACCAGTCAATGGGGCGACATTCGATATTGACAAGGTATTTATAGGGAACATGGGTCAACTCGTTGGAGCAAGTCGAGATCTAGGAGATGCGCAATATATTGAATACACCCTACAGGATTTATTTAAATTATGTGAATTATTCCAGAACTATTTTTATATTGTAGAAGGTAGCAGCTCAGATTTTGATATAATGTTTACTCAACCAAATTTATTTTCAAGTTTTGGAACTGATATTGATGTTTCGGCATATTTGCCGACTAACAATAAAAGGATTTACGGTGAAAATTTCAATATTTCTAAAGAGGAAATAGTATTTAAAAATGAATTTAACAGCGATTTTAAAGGTCAAGTTATAGAATATGAGCGTCAAAACTCAAGCTTATTAACAGAGCCTTATAATTTTACGACAGATTTAGGAGAATTAGTAAAAAATTCTATTGGACAAAATACTGAATTTGAAAAATCTGGACATATGCTTGTATATTTAGAAGAAAACGGATCTGGATATCTTCATTTTGCCTATTCACCATCCGCAACTGGAATAAGTCTGACAGAAAATGTTAAAAATTATAAATTATCTAAAACCCAGATTTTTAATGATTTCTGGAAAGATTACAGATATAAAAACGATGGAACAATTAAAATAAACGGGGTTGATGTTGCAGTACATGACACTATAAGAGATATTATACAATTCCCTTCTATTGATATTAAAATTGATAGTTTCCCAGTTTTGCCCGCTTCGCTTGATTGGGGATCAGGAATTAAATCATTTATCACTGAGTTAACATATGATTTTAGTACTAATATAACAACGATTGAAAGCAGATTATTAGATTTGTAATTTTTTTTATTAATTTTGTAAACAATGAATTCTAATATATCAATAGCAGGCCTTTATATTTATGACTCATATAATGAGTTGTCTAGTATTGAAAAATTTGGAGCTGCTGATATTTTATTTGCTGTTCAATATTCTACATCTGACAAACCTCTAATGTTTCAATACTTATCTGATGAATCAATAAGTAGTTTTGATGCTGTTTTAGTAGATTTTTCAGGGAATGAAGTTGAGAGAATAAATTTAAATACAGGAATTATAACAAGTGTATCGGGTGTTCATTCGGTTACTGGAGAAGATAATTTAAGCAAAAATCTTTGTGCCGGATTATTTTATTTTGAGATAAATGGACATTATCGAAGCGAGTTTTTTATTGTGACTTATGAAATTTTGCCAAATTATTTGGAGCTAATGGATGGTAGTTTTCTTGAGTTGATGGATGTTAGTTTTCTTGAGTTAATGACTAGCTAATTATGATTTTAGAAATAAAATATAAGGATATCCGGAACTGGCAATCAGTTACAGGAACAGTAACGAATTGGACTAACTACGCGAAGAAATTAAAGAGCGAGCGTGTTATTCCTCATTTCGTAGCACCTGTGAAAACTCAGGACACTTGGAACGGCAAACAGTTTGACGTTCAAATAACGCTTCATGATTCTTTTTCTTTTGATTTCTATATTAAAGAATCAGAAATTAACGATTTGCAAAAAATTGCTGCGTGTTCGGATATCATAATTAGTGAATATATCCAGGGCCCAATATCAATTTTAAATAAGTCATACATCCTTGATTTAACTACATCTGATTTAATAACTATTTCGGAACCTGAAAAAATTTCAAATACTTCTACTTTTAAAGTAAATGTAATTTTTAGAACAAACAGAACAATTATAAATAAAACCAGTCCTGTTTTAAATACAAATTACATTCAAGTTTACACAACATCGGCAATTAAAACCTATACCGATTTTGAGATTATAGATTGGCAGAAAGATAATCAAGATATTTTAATAGATTGGTTTGATGGAAGTAAGAAAAAAATACAATCAACAGAGCAATCAGGAAAGCAAATTTTACTATATCTTAATTCTGCTGATGCAAAAACTTTTATTTCAAACTTAAAAAAATCGACAGCAACAAACATAAACGGGACTTCTATAACTGAAATAGAATTTGAAAATATCGAGATTGCTCAGGATTTGCATAAAATTATTGTAAAAGGGGTCACTGCCTCAACAATCACAACTTTTAATCCAACTATTTCAAATACATATAATTTAAGAATTGTTAACGAAGTTCCAACCACATACAATTTTTATACTGATTATGCGCCCGAATTTTCGCCCGAAGCACCAATTCTGAATAGTGTTTCAAAAGGAGATGGAATTAACGAAAGCACCTTTAATATTTCGAAAACATTAAAAAGAGTTAAATTTTTTCTGACTCAATCAGATGCTTTTGAACTAAAAAAGAGGTTCGAATTAGGCGGAACAATGACTATTGATTCAGTACCAATTCTGGAAAGTAGAGCCGTTTCGCCTTCAAAAATCTCTGTGAATTTATACGAAGTAGATATTGATTGCTTATTATCAACAGATTACAAATATTAAAAAGATATGACACTATTAAAAAATATTCCAACCAGATTAACTGATTTTACAAAACCTGCACGGCTATATACATACGACCCAATTACTGATGATGATGCATATCTTTTACTTCCTGATCTTGCGCCTGGAATTCCTTCTGAACTCAATCAGGGTGAGTCGTTTACATACCTAGGGTCATTACTTAATGAAAGCTTTACAGGAACAACATTAAACGCATCTAACTGGTCCGGAGTATTACCAACTGGGGCCAGTATAAATAATAAGCTTATTATTGCATCCGGACTTAATGACTGGTCAAGATATATTCAATTAGCAAGCCTAAAGGCATGTATTTACGAAAAACTAGATATTATAATTGATTTTAAAGCTGTTACTAAAAACGCAGGTGACGGCTGGGGACTTACTCAGAGTAATATTTTATCATTTTATAATTCATCTGCACAATTAAAATTTAATCAAGAAACTGGACGTATAACATTTGATGGGAATACAAGTCAAGAAATAGATTTTGTTGCAGGGGATGATCTTAGAATGACAATCAAAAGAAAACCTTCAAAAACAATTATAATTATAGAAAATGTTACGACACCAGCTACTTCGAAAATATTATTTGAAGTTAAATTGTCGAAATGGGGAACAGGTGGATATCTTCAATTAGCATTTTTAGGAGGGCAACAAGAATTTGCAAATATTACTATTTCATCAACAATAAGGGATTATCAAGGAGTTGAAGGAGTTGTTTTTATAGGTGATTCAATTACAAACGGTGGAGGTGCTAGTCTTGTTATAAATCGCTTTACAAATGTGTTGATGAAAAATCAACAGCATTTATATGAAAATTTAGGGGTAAATGCATGGATATCTGGGGCATTAACATCAGCAAGAGTAAATGACTTACTATCACTTATTAATGCAAAATATCTTGTCGTTAGTTTTGGTTATAACGATAAATCGCAAAGTATATCTACACTAGCTTATCAAACTAATTTAGAAACTATTGCTACAATAGCACAAGGTCTTGGATATGAGGTCATATTTGTTAGCCCATGGCCTGATTTAACATCTACAAATGCATCATATGTAACTGCAATGCAATCAGCAGCAGCTAATACTTTATCAAAATTTGTTAATATAAGTAGTGCCGTTGGATTTATTGCTGACAATAAATATATTGATGATAGTGTTCATCCTAATGACGAGGGGCATGAATTAATAGCAACCTCAATAGATTATTATTGTCCAGAACTATTTGCAGATATACAAACAGATATAGATAACGAAGATATATTGTTCAGAAATTTAGGATATTCAAATGAAATAATCCCTATTTTAGGTATAGATCAAAAAGGACGAGCTGTAAAATTAAACCCCTCAAATTATGCAAACAAAAATACAATACGCTTACAGCAGAGCTTATACAGATCATATATACCATATCTGTTTCAACCTGGATCTTTTGGCATAACAGGTATTATATCAAATAATGCTGCATATGTACAGCAAGCCGCTGGCCAAGGAGGTCTAAGGATTGGGTTTAACGATGGACTAGCAACTAACACCGCAACAAATATACAAATAACAAACAAAGGGATTGGAGGTGCAGGTTATCCCCAGGCGTGGTCATCAATAACAGGAGATAGAAATATTTTATTAAGTGCGTTGTCTAATAAAGGCGGTTATACATTATCAATATCAGGTAGCGATAATACTATTTTAGGATCTATATTTACAGTAATATCAGGTAGTAGAAATGTAATATTGGGTAATACAACACTTACACTATCATCAGGGAATGACAATATTTTCATCGGTACTTATTCAGGGAAAGCTATAACTACAGGATCGTCAAATATAATAATATGTAATAAAAATACGGGTTCATTTGCAGGATCAAATGTAAGCAACATTATTCTTATTGGGGAGTATCACATGGATGCAGGTAATACTTATGCGTCAGGTGATGTAATTTTAAATGCAGGGTACTACACGGCAACAAATCTATATGTTGGAGGTAAAGAGAATAGCGGGATTGATGGAACAATAAATTCACCTAAAAATAGATCTCTAATTTTGCAATCTCATACAAGCATTAAGGTAAATATAGGAACAACGCCTACAAATAAATTAACTATATCAAGCGCATTGGCTAATTTTCAAGTTCCGGTTTTAGCAACTCAATTTAAATTGTCAGCTCTTAATACTGCACCTGCATCTGCATCTGACACAGGGACAACAGGCGATATAAGATTTACATCAGATTCATTATATTTGTGTATATCAACAAATACATGGGTAAAAGCAACTTTAGCAACTTTTTAAAAATAAAAAAAATGAAAAATCAAAAAGAAGTACAATTATCAGAGAAGCAATTTAATATTTTAGTTGAAAATATTCAACAAGTTAATTACTTGCGTGAATATTTGCAAAGCCTAGAAAAAAGTCAAAGTGATTTTATTGGCTTAATAGCAGAATTTAATAATATTGATTTTAAAAATGCTGAAATTAATATTGAGAAAAAAATTTTAATTTTTGAATAATTATATACTTAACATGAACAGATTCTTGTATTATTTGATGAAATTATAATAGAGTATAAAATAATAATAAATATGTCCACACCAGACTTCGAACACGATAAAATTTATCTTAAAATTGATCAGTTAACCGCTTTAATGTCACAAAATCATAATGCGATTATGATAACATTAGATCGTCAATCTAACAGTCAGAGCCAAATTCTAGAACAGGTACAGAAAACTAATGGCCGGGTAACTAAATTAGAGGGGAGAGTTACCGAATTAGAAACCTCTTTAGAATTTATAAAAATATTGAAAAGGAATAAGATTTTTTTTAGCTTAATGTTTCTAGGCGTAGTGTATGCTATTGAGAATATCCCTTTTAAAGACATTTTATCAAACATTTTCAAATTTCTTATAAAAATATAGCCATGAAAGATATCATATTTTTTTTAGGAATATGGGCGATCACTATATTTCTAATCTGGGCTGGCACAACGATTGCAGAGAACTATTTAAGAAACAAGAAAAAACAGAATAAAAAATAACTAAATCAAACCAACATCCATGGGCTATCAATTAACTTTGATAGCTTTTTTTATGCCTAAATGTTAAAGTATGTTAAAATAGTAAACATTTTATATACATTATAGTTTATATGTGAATAATTATGTCTATCTTTACAGTACGATAAAAAACTAATTAAAACAGAATATTATGAAAAACGATTTAAGTACCTGTAATAATTTAAAATTAAATATATATTTTATTAAAATAGACAATGTAGTCTATTCGAGAGATATGAAAAAGAAATTTAATTCATTTTCTGATATGTTATCCCACGCAAGAAAATCGGGAATCTCTGTGCTTGAGTTTAAATTAAATTTAAGAAAAAAAATATCCAATACAAAATCGGAATTAATAGATAAATCTAACGCAAGTTACAAAAGCGTTAGATTTGGTGGTGTATCTAGATATAATCCTGAATATATTAAAACAGAATATTTTGAAATAAAAATTATCCCTTCGAAAATAAGACGATATCCACTTGATTTCAAACCAGATAACCAATCAATGTTTTGTGTTGTAACACTAAACAAATTAGCAATAAAAAATAAAATGAAACACCTTTTGGTGTAAAAGAGGTTCAAATTATAGTTGAGGCTCTTTAAAGTAGGCTTTATTGATTTAAAACTAACAATTAAAAATTAAAATTATGAAAGGATTAGCAGAAATATTATTAATTACAGGAATTGCACTATGGGTGCTATTTGCTTGCGATGTAGTTCCGATTATTGCGCCAATATCTGTAAATGTTACCCAGTTAATATACATACTTTGGTTAAAGACAAGTAAATAATTTTATTTGCTTATAACGTTCCAATATCCGCAATTGCGGTAAAATATATTCGATAATAATTTAAAAAAAAAGTTATGAAAACAATGAACCCAGAACACGTGGACGAAATAGTCAGAAAATTAAAAGAAAAGGACTTTAATGATGAGCAAATTGAAGACATCTTAATAGATGTAGAATACGCTTATGATGAAACTATTCAACCATTAGAAGACAATTATTAGGCGTATATGCATTAATTCAAACGATTATGACAGATAGAGTAAAAGGATTTACAGTAACATTAGAACGAGACTTTCGTGATGATGATGTTGAGGTAATTTTAAACGCCATAAAAATGGTTAAAGGCGTTGCAGCCGTAGAGCCAAGTATTGTAACTGGCGAAGACCACATGAATAGGGAGCGTTTAAAATGGGAACTAAGGGATAAGTTTTATAAATTTATGAAAGATGAACTTTATTAGCGATGGAAAATATATCACACAATGGAAGCCTTTCGACAAAAACAGATTTTAGACTTAAAAGAGGAGGGCAAATTAGAATAGAAGTTTGGTTAACAACAGAATGTACAAGTACTAATAGTGCAACTTATTACAACTGCAATGTAAGTGCAAAAGGGAAAGGATGCAGAAACTGGATATTTAAGTTTAAAAGCAAATATGCTAAAGATGAGCGAATTTTAGAATTAATTACAGAAGAACAATTATATACTGCTTATCACAACCATTGGATTAAATTAAACCCAATCCGTATTTTCTCAAATGGCTGTTTTAATGGTGAGTATAAAAACTTTACAGTAAAAGAGAAAGAATATCAATCGAAGCACTACGATTTTTAATTTTTTCGTGGGCGTAATATTTATTTAAAAAAAATCTACTTAATTATTGAAATATGAAACAAGAAATAACAGGACAAGAAATTGCGACACTAAAATTCATCGGGCTGCAAATTAAAAGAGCCCGAGAAATACAAGGATATTCTGCGAGGCAAACAGCTATTAAAAGCGGAGTATTAGAGAGAACGCTCTCTTTTATTGAAAACGGAAATCGTAAATATTCAATTGACAGCCTAACGAGTGTCGTAGAATTTTTAAATATCGATTTTCTGTATTTAAAACCTAATTGTAAATTATTCACTGAATTTAAAAAAACAGAAAATGAGATACTTAATTAAAACAAATAGCGACCTTATTCAAGTCGAAAACGAAATTAATAGTTTGTTAACTCTGCAAAACGAGCGAGAATTAACAGATAATGAAGCGAATAGACTGGACAACTTACAAATTGAAGTTGACAGTTATTGCGAAAATGATTAATAATAATTAAAATATTAATAGGCGAACTGTGCTATTGTAGGTATAGCTTCTCCCAAAACTTAAATAAAATGAATAAAGTAGTTACAAAAGTACACGGTAAAAATTCACAAGATTGGTACGAAGACTCTGAAATTAAAATTAACTCTATAAATGGTTACGATACTATTTACAGAAGGCTTTTTTATGAAAAAGGGTATGTAAAAAGAATAGTAATTGGATTTACTGCCGAAGAACGTGATTTAGCATACAATTCTTTGAGCGTTTCAAATGAATTAAATGCAGTGAAAAAATCCTTTTGGTACAAGGTCGGAAAGTTCTTCGGTTGACAACTATTGCGAAAATGATTAATAACTTAATAATTTAAAATTATGAGTATAGAAGAATTATTAAACCCACGATTTGAAGTTATTGCAGACTTCCCTAATAATATTTGGAAAATTGGTAAAATTGTTAGTAATCATCAAATATCTGAAATGAGTAAATTCCCTAATTTATTTGATGTTTTAAAATGGTTTTCAGAATTAGAAAAATATCCACATTTATTCAAAAAATTAAACTGGTGGGAAAAACGCACAAAAGAAGAAATGCCAATTTACATAAAATCACTAACTCAGGTCGTTAAACCTAAATGGGAGCTTGTGAGTTGGGATGGTAGTGAATATTGGCGAGCAAATACAAATGAAATAATGTTTGGTAGTCATTACGATTTAAAATTATTTTTACCAACTACAGAATCAGAGTATTTACAGTTCTTGAAAAATGATTAATAACAATTAAATTTTAAATTATGAGCGAATGTAAAATTTGTGGTAAAGCCACACGCAAAGGCCGTCAAACCTGCATAGGGTGTGATTCGGTTAAAAAAGTAGTAAAAGAAGGAGATAATGCTTCTTTGTTCTGCAAATCAAAAGCGGAAAAGCATTTAAAAGAAACACCAGGTCTTTTTTGCATTGCATGGAATAAACTAGCAAGAAAAAAAGAAAAACAATCTTAGTATTAACAATTAAAAAAACTATCGGATGAAACGAGAAAAATTAAATTACTCAGAAATGAGTTCGAAATGTTGCAAAGAGTGTAACAGACCAATTAAGCAAAATGTTATTGATAAAAATTCGAGCGTGAATTTATGCTATGTATGCTTTAAAGTCGCAACTGGAAAATTCAAGGTTACAAAACACAAGGTCGTAAACGGTGAAAAAATAGTGATTAAACACGTGAACTTTAAAGATTTACAAGCTGCAAACAAAATTGAATTTCGGAAGTAACAATCAAAGCGCATCTAAAGTGCGCTTTTTTTTAAATAAAATATTATGAGAATTATAAGGGATGAAAATTGTCAAAAAAAGTAAAATAAGTATATACTTTTTTGTATATATAAATATTATTTTATATCTTTGTTGAACTAAATAATTAAAATTATGACTTACGACGAATGGAAATTGAAAACCCCTGATTATTTCGATGATGAAATAGAAGAAGTTGAAGAAATTAAAGAAGTTGATAAATTAGAGCTAGCGATTAGCTCTTTATCCGGATTTGGATACTATGACAAGATTAATGTAGTAAATGCCTTAAATCAAATATTATCATATAGTAATGAGGCGGGAATCAATATTAGTGATGTTAGAAAATTTATTCAAACAATAATCGAGACAGTAGAATAATAAATAAAAATTTTAAATTATGAAAGACCTAAAATGCCCTTATTGCAATACTGAACAGGATGTCGAGCATGAAGATTCAGCGAGCTATGAACAAGACACTTTTCACGAGATACAATGCGTACATTGTGGAAAAAACTTTATGTATACAATATATATATCATACAGTTATGAGTCTCATGCTGCTGATTGCTTAAATGATAAGCCTCATGATTATGAGCTAATAAAATATTATCCAGTAGAGTTTTCAAGAATGCGCTGCACAATGTGCGATAAAGGGAGAGAATTAACGACAGAAGAAAGAGAAAAGTTTGAAATAGGGACTGTTGAGGATTATATTAAATCTTTAAAAAAATAAAATTATGGAATTTACCCAAATTGATAATTTGCCAAATGACCAGTACCACAACGGTATTGAAGAAAAAGTGTACTGGTCAAGTTCTAATATAAAAGAGTACCATAATACGCCACGAAAGGCATTTTATCAAAAGTTTTTTGGTAAACAAAAAGACAGTAAAGGAATCAGATTTGGAAATATAATGCACGATTTTCTTGCATCAAAACATCTTAAAGGACAGCCATTTATTTACAATGTTTTCGAACCTCCTATTAATCCAACGACAAAAAAAGAATATGGCGAAAACTCAAAGATTTATATGGAAGCCATGGCCATGGTTGAAAATACAATAACTCCAGACGAAATGGAAAAAACAATGGACATTTGGGATATGATTTTAAACAGCCAATACGCTTGGTTTTTCGAGCAGGTAATTTTAAAAACAGGAATTGCAGAGCCAAGCTTTTTTATAAAAACACCAATTCATTTATATAAATACCGTCCAGACGTTCTGCTTGATAATTTAATCATTGATTATAAGTCTGTAAATGAGAATGCCTTCAGTGAAACAAAATTAAAATATCGCATAAAAGATTATGGTTATGATGTTTCAGCAGCATTTTATCAATTTTTCGAATGGAAAAGAACTGGAATATGGAAGAAATTCTATATTGTTTGGATATTGGTAGAACCTCCTTATGACATTTTATTACAAGATATGGCCCCATTTGCTTATGAAATTTTATCAGATGGTACAGTAATACCCAATTCTGGTGCTAAAAAATTTGAAGCCTATAAAAATCAGCACGAGTTATGCGAAAGCTCAAATAATTGGCCTGGCATTGCGAATAAATATGAAGAAAAAAACGGCCTTCGCATTGCAACTTTTGAAGACTATAAAGAATTTTATTATAATGAATTTGAGGTTGAACAGGATGATTTTTAAATGTTAAATAATGTTAACAAACGCGCATAATGTAGACTATAATGTTTATATTTGTGCTTTAATAAATAACAATGAAACTAATAAAATTTAGAGCAAAAATAGCGGGAACAGATGTTTGGATTTTTGGGTTACCTTACGCTGTTTATTCGGACAATTATATTGATTCGATTCAAAGTATCGAAACTAAACAGGTTGAGTATATTAAAACAGATACTTTAGGACAATTTACGGGCGGTTTAGATTCAAATAAAACTGAAATATTTCATGGAGATATTTGTAAATCTGACAACTTAGTATTTGTTGTAAAGTGGAATAATGAAGCTCATGCTTTTTTGGCTCACGCTGGAATTGAAGCAGTTCCTTTTAGTTGGTTTAGTGATGTCGGTGCTAATAATTGCGTTAAGATAGGCAACATGTATGATAATCCTGAACTTTTGCAGGATGCTGTTTAAGCTGTTGTATAACGGGTGTGGAGATGTTTGGTTGCGGATTACCAAGCAACACAATATCAATTTAGTATAAATTTTAATATGAGTAAAAATGAATGAATTACCACAACGCCAGCAATCAAATATAGGTGCTGTTAGCAGCCGTTTATCCAAGTTGCCAAAATGGGCACAATTTGAATTTGAGAAAAAAGAAAGACAAGTGAAAGAATTAGAATATAAACTTGAACAATCTGAAAAGGCAAACGAAATAACGTCAACAATGGATTGGTTTACACTTGGCTTTCACATGAATGAAGCGAGGTCGCTATTTATATTGCACAAAGATGCAGCTTCAAAAGTTGCAACAATTGGTGAAGGAACAATAATGTTAATTGGTCGTCCTAAAAATGGCTGCTAGCGTCTCAATATCCGCAATTGCGGGAAAATATATTCATTAATCATTAAAAATTAAAATCATGAATAAAGAATTAGCGAACTGGATTTATTGGGAAGAAGGACACACTTACTACTGTTTTAACTGTGTTCAAAAAAGGGTTGAAGAAATCAACGCAAACAAAGAATTTGCTGAGGATATAGATTATGAGGGAGGTGATGACTGTGGATATTATCAGGATTATGCAGATGAAGAAGAGGAAGTAGAATGCTGCAAATGCGGTAAACAACTATTCTCAACTGGGGTGGATGCTTAATGCCCCATAACGTCTCAATATCCGCAATTGCAAAAAAATAATAGATAACAATTAAAATAAAAATTATGAGCAATTTACAGAAAATTGAAACAAATTCAAATGTGTCTTTATTTTTAGACCCTAATGCATTTGAACAGGCACAGAGATCCGCAAAAGCGTTAAGTAGTTCGGGACTTGTGCCTAAAGAGTACCAAAATAATATTCCAAGTACCCTTATAGCGTTAGATATTGCAAGTAGAATCGGAGCTTCTCCGCTAATGGTTATGCAACATCTTTACATCGTACACGGGAAGCCATCTTGGTCAAGTACTTTCTTAATCGCTGCATTAAATAGTTGTGGCAGATTCCACCCTTTAAGATATGAAATTACAGGCGAAGGAAAAGAAAAGGGTTGTATTGCATGGACAACAGAAAAAGGGTCTACTGAAAGGTTAGAAAGCCCTAAAATTACTCTTAAAATGGCAGAAGAGGAAGGATGGTTAACCAAGGCAGGATCTAAATGGAAAACAATGCCAGAATTAATGATGAGATATAGGGCGGCCGCTTTCTTTAGTCGATTATTTGCACCAGAATTGACAATGGGAATGCAGACAGTTGAGGAATCACAAGACATTAATACTATCGACATTGAAATGGAAGACTTAAGCGCAAGTAAATCATTAACAGATGAAGAGTATACCGAACTAATAAATTCGCTATACGACTATGAAATTAGCCTAAAATCGGCAATTCAAAAGTACAAAGGCTATGAATTCACCGATGAACAGAAAAAAGAAATTAGAACAGCAGGAACAATCACTAATAAAAACCTTCCTGAGATTTGCGAAATTATCCAGAGTGGTGAATTGTCAATAATTCATTTTGAACATTTTTTGAATGCAGAACAATTAGCAACTGTTAAAAATTCTATAAATGTTTAACCCGAAAAAAAATTACCTTTTCAAATGCCGCCTGAAAAACGGCAATATAGTTGATTGGTCAGGCCGCTTTTCATCGAGAAAAATGGCTACAAAATGGTACAATAAAAACGGCCATTTCTGGGAAAACATGGGCTATGAATTGATTTTAATAAATAACAATGGGGTATTTAAAAAAATCAATGTTTTTAATGGTCAGAAACTTATCGGATCTATCTTCACAAATGAGACTGAAAAAAAATATATTAACGATGAGATTAGTTTAATGTTTGAATTTTTTACTAATTACAAAATAGCAAGGAAATAATAATAATTAAAACTAAAAATCATGAATGAAGAACAAAACTTACAAGAACAGACTAACCCCGCATTAAATATAGCGAGTGTTAGCATTTCGGCTTTTATTTGTCGAAATACAGGTGTTACAGATAGTGAAGGTAATGAGATTAACGAAGGCAATTTCATTGAGGATGTATTGAATACAGGAAAGATAGGACAAGTGAAATATGGCCTATATTATAATTGTTTTGATAGAAAAGAATTCAAAGAGTTTGGGGGGCATATAGGTTTTTATGTAGATTTTAACGATAATAGAACTAGGAAGGATTTATATTATTGGGCTAAAAACTCAAAGGTAGTGCCGTTTAAAGCTGAACGCTAACGTATGGTGGCATGTGTCATGTTTTTTTAACGACTAAATAGAACGAAATGAAAACACAGGAAATTGAAAGAGTAATTGCTAATAAAATAGCAGACCATTGGTATAATGAGATACACGGAAAAACAGCACCGATATTTAGCAAGCAGAAACTTAGAGATTTTGCAGAGGCTGAGTTAAAAAAATTGCATATACCACGTGTTGTATGGCGAAGCGGACAGTTTTGCCCTAATTGTTATAGCAGAAATGTTATTGCATGGGGCGAAAATGCTGATAAGTGCCAAGATTGTGAATTAACGTGGGATGTTTAGGGCAAAATTGCATACAACGTCTCAATATCCGCAATTCCGAAAAAATATATTCATTAATTTAACTTAAAATTTATCGCTATGAAAGAAAAACTAACTATTATTTTATTGAAATCGGTCATATTTGGCTGTGTTGTCGGTCTCCTTATATTTGCAATTATGCAAATTTTTGAAGGATTAGGACTTATTATTTGGAAATAACTTTTAAAACGTAAAATTATGTATTTAATTCTATTTGGTAACGATAAAGCATTTTTAGTAAAATCGTTCTATATTGATAATGAGATTATTCACTTTAGCGAATATCTTGAAATTAAAAGGCAATATGATTATTGTAAAAAAGATATTCTGTCCCTATTTAACATTTCCTTATTTACGAAATCAGAATATGTAATACCGCTTAACATAGCAGGCAATAAAACTTACATACAACAGTTTAATCAATATGAAAAACTCTAAATTATGAAAAACTTAAAAAAAATAATTGTAATTGCATTGATAATATATGCAATAATCGTGATGTTAATTATTGCAGCGATTGATAAAGGGCTGTAAATTATTGCGATTGTTCTAAATAATTAGTATATTTGTATTCTAATTCAACCAGCGACACATGAATTTAGAATTTAATTTACACAATATACACCCTAATAAATTAGGCTTTTTGGTTTTCCGTCGCTGGTTTCCAATTAGCCTTTTTTATTGGGGTTTTTTATTCTAAAAAAATACTAAATGAAATACTACCTTCATGATTCAAACGCCTTTCAAGATGAAAAAATAACAGAATTATTTATTAATTTTGGGTATGAAGGATTAGGCTTGTTTTATACTATTCTTGAAAAATTAGCATCTCAGGAAAAACCTATTAAAACAGATGTGTTAAAACATCAATTAAAAGTAGGTAAAAGGCTAGAGAAATGTTGGAGTTTCATGGAAGCTTTACAGATCATTTCATCAAACAATGGTGAAACTTTCAACAAACAATTGCTAAACTTTAGTGAAAAGTACAAAATAAAATCTGAAAAAAACGCAAAAAGAATTTCTCAATGGCGTGAAAAGCAGTCAATTACAGAAAATGTAACACGTTACGAAAGTGTTCGTAACACCTCTAAAGTAAATAGAAGTAAAGTAAAAGAAATAGAAGTAAATAAATATACTGATGAAATTAAAAATTTCACAGCGGAGCTAACAAAGTTTTTTAATATTGATTTGATTTCAAAATTAAGTCAATCTGATAAAATCAACTGGATTGATACTATTGATAAATTAATTAAACTTGATAAGTATTCAAAAGCAGAAATCGAAAAGGCTGTAAAAAATGCAACTCATGACCAATTTTGGGCAAAGCAATTTTTGTCATTAGTCAAATTGAGAAAAAAAGACAAAGACGGGGTTTCCTATATTTCAAAATTTTTGCAACTTAATCACAAAGTTGAACCTGCAAAAAAAATAAACCCCGGTTACATGGAAAATCCATTATTCCCTAATCCTGTAAAAAAATGAAATATCAAAGCTCTATAACGAAGTTAGTTTTTGATTTTGATTTTAACTTAGATGCAAAAAAACGCTATTCTTGCCCTGAGTGCTCATCAAATTCAAAGCGAAAAAACCCTTTAGATGTTCAATTCTACCCTACAACAAAAATTGCTTATTGTCATAAATGTCAGAGTACTTTTTTTGAGTACAAACAATTTGAGCGCAAACAGGAATATATTTGTCCAGAATGGAAAAACACAACAGAACTAAGCGACAAGGCGGTAAAATGGTTTACAAGTAGAATGATTTCGCAAAACACGCTTAAAGAAATGAAAGTTTATACTGCAATTGAGTATATGCCCCAGTTCAATAAAAATATTGATGTTATTTGCTTCCCTTTCTTCATCGATGAAAAACTGGTAAATATAAAATTTCGAGGCGCAGAAAAATCTTTCAAACTTACAAGCGGAGCGGAATTAGTTTGGTATAATTTCAATGCTTTAAAAAAATTCAAAGAGATTATCATATGCGAAGGTGAAATGGATGCCCTCACATGGATTGAAAATGGGTATGAAAATGTAATATCAGTTCCAAACGGGGCAAGTGGGAAGTTAGAATTTTTAGATAATTCGATAGATCTATTTGAAGATATTGAGAAATTTTATTTAAGTACTGACAATGATTCAGCAGGGATTAAATTAAGAGACGAGTTAATTAGGCGTTTAGGGGCTGAAAGATGCGTTTTAATAAACTTTAAACAGTTTAAGGATGCAAACGACTACTTTGTTGGTTTAGGGGGCTTAGAGTTCAAGAAATTGATAAATGATGGGGTACCTGTTCCGATTAAGGGGATAATTAATATTGATTCGATGTACTCCGAAATTTTAGATTTATACGAAAATGGGGTAAAAACTGGACTCCCAATAAATAATTCAGAAATTGATAAATACATGACAATTGAATCAGGTAGATTAATGATTGTGACAGGAATCCCAGGGTCTGGTAAGTCTGAATTTATTGATTATCTGGTATCAAGATTAAATTTAATATATGGGTGGAAGTCAGCATTTTTTACACCTGAAAATTACCCTCTAAAATATCATTATAGAAAAATTCATGAGAAATATTCAGGATGCCAATTTGATAAAAAAACAGATACAACAGACTTTGTCAGCATTTTTGAATACATAAAAGATAATTTTTTCTATATCTTGG